CAACGTCCGCCGTTATCAAATCGAAATACGGCGGGACATGCTTGTGCGGCGCAAGCTTCTTGTTCCGCACAAAGAAAAGCATCATCTCCAAACGCCTAATAGCCGCAATGATATGCGGCTCGGCTTTGTGCATATTCTCAATCATCATCGTTTGTCCTGTCTAGTCCGTCCGGTAGGTTTCAGGGGACGGATTTCTCATGTATTACAAATGATATCACAGTGTATTACATGTGTCAAGAACTATTTTTCACAACACCGTCCGCCTGTGGATAACCCAACAGGTCCGCAAATACTGGGGGGGGGGACAAAAAAAAGCACCTGTGACACGAATGCCACAGGTGCGAAGGGGTTCCCGTGTGAATCACACGGGAACTTTTTCGTTACGCCGCTTCATCCTGACCATTTTTCTGGATCGCCTCATCGCAGGCTGCGGCGAGATTTTCCAAGGCCGTGGCGAGTTCATCGCCAAAGTTTGAAAGCTTCCCAATGGTGGTAGTCAAAGAATTGACTGCCGCCAAAACGTCGCTTTCGTTCAAGCTGTTAACTTCCTTGGCGCGACTATCGACCCGTGTGGTCAACGTCTTGCCAACACTTTCGGCGGAAATGCGAGCGAGTTCCGTGTAGGAGGGAATTTTCGCAAGCTTGACGGTTTTATCCCCGTCTTTAACTTCCCTCTTTTCATTCAACGCAATCTGATCCACGTTGAACCGTTCCTTGATCGCCTTGCCAGAGATTAGGAGCGTTCCGGTTGCCTTATCCTTTTTCATCTCCAAGCCCTTTAGCTGCACAGCATGCGCCGCCTTAATGCACTTGGTAAAGGCCGTGGCAAAGTTAGTCCGGAAGTTTTCCTTGACTTGCCAGCCAGCGGTTTCCTTGTTGTCGCCGGGATTGGGGAAATAATCCTTAGCCCAATCGGCGAGAACAATCTTTTCGACGCCATCGGTTCCGCGATTGACCACCTTCATTCCGATAGCAACTTCGAGACGCTGGCGAAGTTCCTTCAGTGTCGCGGCTTGATCGGAGTGAATATCCGCAAGCTTCACATTCTTGTCGTTTGTCGCGGCGATGAAAAACGCCTCGGTCAACATGGCCAAAGTTTGGCCTTTCTGCGCTGTATTCTGCTGGGCCAATTCAGAGATTTTGGCGTCAACGTCTTTAGTTGCCTTGAAAGCTTCTACAGCCTTCTTACCAACGTCAATCGACATGGCTTTCGGGTTGACGTATGCGAGTGCAGTTTCCTTTGCCATCGGCTTTGTGCTTTCGGGTTGCTTGGTTGCGGGTTTCTTCGCCATTTTGGTATCTTTCCTGTAAATCGGTGTCGGCAGGATTGCCTAACCTAAAATCATCCTATTTCAGTTTCGTGTGAATCACACGAACTATTTTCGCATAGCAGTTATGTTATTTTGCATGGCTGCGTCGCGGTCAGACAATCCAATCTGATCCATTGCACACAATGCAATCGCAAACGCCTTAAAGTCACTCGGTTCCCATTGTATACGGTCGCTTTGAACTTGCACGCTATAGTTGAACGTATTCAAAAGGGAACAAAACGACGAAATACGCTCGTTGTCGCCTTCCCTCACTACGCGCGCCACAATGTCTGCCAACTCGCCTTCAGGTTGTGTTTTCTCTTCACTCATAGCTAAACCTTCCTGTTTTCTGTGACTCATTTGCCACAGTACAGACCTTAACCATTAAACCATTGATTTGTCAAGGCTTTTTTCTTCGAGTGATTCACACGAACACAGTTTGTTTCCGTTTTGTTCTCTAATAAGTGAGCCAGAGTTCCAAGGTCCGTTAAATTGGCGACATTTGGGGCAAAAAGTGTGACATTTTTATCACATGTGGCTGAAAAACCACACAAGTGCGGCGCAACATTGGGGGAATGTTGCGCCGCACCATTTCGCAGTGCAACGCGGGGGCGTGCTGCACTGCGAAGGGCGTTAGGTTACTGGCGAATGAGCGTATTTAGCTCGGCGCCAATACCCGTATTGCGAAACGCTCCAGCCTTAGTGACCTTGGGAAGCGTATCAGACTTGCAAGCGGCCTTCAGCTTGTCGCTGATATTCGACTTGCTTTCGCAGACCGCTTTCGCCTTGCTGGCGAGTTCCGGGAAGTCAGACAGTTCCCAAACGGTTCGGGTAACTTGAACTTCCTGCTTTGCAAAGGCCGGACCAGTGAAGGCAACGGCAACGAAAGCGGCGGTCAGAATGAACTTCTTCATGATTTAGTTTCCTGTTTTTGCGTGTGTCACGCATTGGGTTAAGTGCGTTTTAGTCGCTTTAGCCGCAAAGCACTCATTTTGCGGTGGCGTTGGCTCAACTAGTAGCCAAATTAACAAAGCCTTCAGTAACCAGCCAATCATTGCATTCGCTTTTGAAAGGCTTCTTTTGCCTTATCCAAAGCATCTGCTAATTCGGCCGTTGCCTTGGCTTGCTTTATCGAACCGTTTGAACAATTAAACGACGTTTCGATATCCAAGACCATTATGAACGTTGCCAACAAGTCAGCCGCGCCATAATGGGCTATATGAAAGCGGATTTGCTCACCCATTAGAAGTTCCCCTGTTATCCTAAGCTTTCGCGTCGCGCCTACCAGCCAAAGCGCAATCTTTGAACCGGAGTAACGATAACGGCTAACGCGCTGCGGTTCTCATGGCCAAATATTGAAACACAGAACGGCGAGTTAGGTTTGTCGCATTTCCAGAACGCCAATAGGCGCGACGGGAAAGCTTAGGAAGTTTCCAAAATGTCAAAGAGCCCGAATTGGTGCCAAACGCGGGAACCCGTGAGGGCGAAGCCCTTGGGAACTCAATCGCTAACCAACTCAATTACGTTTTGCCAGTGAATTGCGGCGCAAATATGGCTGTGTGAATCACACGCGAAATATATTTGAACCTTTTCACGACGCGGGAATTATTCCTATATGCTTTTATTCCTTAATGCGCCAAAGGCGCGGGCATTTAAGTGTGTCAATACACAATGCGCCAACACCACACAAATAAATGCCTTGACAATATAATCCACGTGTGAGTCACACAGAACGTATGCATTTTTGCGTGTGTGCTATGCGATCGTAGAGGTTGACGTCGCGCGTGTGTGAGCGCGCCCTCATTCGTGTGAGTGTAAGTCTCTGATAACGCTCGGTTATTTCCGCTATGCGCTGGACGCATGCCCCCCGTACCCCGGCCCTTGTCACAATCTGTAACAATTCGTGATTTGACTTGGGGGGGTTCGCGCAGCGGGGGGGCTTACGCCTGTGTGGGAAAGAGAAAAAGCCAAACCGGGGCGGGGCATCTCCCCACCTTCGTGTGATTCACACGGCGCTTGTAAAGACCACTGCTGGATATTATTATAAAAAAAGGCTTGACAACCGCGCCTTACGGCGTTATAATGTGCTTAGAGTGGACAATTAGGCTATGGGCCTAGTCCACTAATAGGGGGGAGGGGGCTAGATAGGGAACTGTCTAGCCCTTTTCTATGGAGCATTGAGGGAAGGAAGAGGGGGGATTTATTCCACGAGGCCCCCGATGTGTTTATTCACATCAATAATTGCCCAGTATCTCTTACGGCAATACAATCTAAAGTTGTCGAACTCGTGTGATTCACACCACTTTAATATGGGCGCGGCCTGAACGATCGTGCCCTTATTCACTAAAATACCAGCGCAGAAGTGGCGGGATGAGACTTGATATAGCTTATTCACGGGGCAACTGTCCCACAAAATCAATTAAATCATCTTCAGTATAATAATTAGTCCATGCCGGATCATTTGAGACGTGCAAATAGAATGCCATCCGGGCCTGATTCATATCTTCAGACTCATCACGACATATAGGCCATAACGTAGACATGTCGGTCCTACGGTTGAGAGCGTGCCACCAACTCATGAATATCTTAAACATCTCATCCTCCCATTAAATATATAATTATAATTGCGAGAATCGCGCCAATTGCAGCGCCTACACATGAGGCATAGTACAATTTGCGCATAGCAATAAGGCCAAAGTTATCGTGGTTATACATTGTTTTTCCTCCAACCAAGGAATTTGTTGGTGACTCGCTTTATGTTTTCCTTCTTCATTTCCTCGAAGGCGTTCAGTCTTTTAGTGATCTTAGTCTGATCCATTACTGGTGTGTCTCGTCTATTCTCTTGAAGTTGCCTTTCATGTTCGCGTATCTTGAACCCATAATTATAATCTTTGATGAGTCTGCGACGAATCATATCTCTTTCTTCGCTGGTAAGCTTTTTATATTGATCGAGTATTGCTATGGCAGCATCTAGAGTTTCACGAAGCATTCGTTCATAAGCTCCTGATCCTCTTGCTACATGAGTGCCAAATTCGCGGCCTGTTTGTCGCTTTGCTTCGCCTTTGATGGTTAGTAATATTGTATCAAGTCGTGTGTTTAACTTTAGATAGTTTTGAGATGATACTTGTGATCTCTTAGCCATGGTCTTTTCCTGTTTTGTGTGAATCACACGATTTTAGACGATCGGAACGCTCGTACTAGATCCTCCGCTTTCTTACTCTGGGGCTCTTAGGGTTCGAAGATAATATCATACGTGATACATTGTGTCAATAGCGGGTTCCATACCTGCGACGATATGCCGCACCTAAATCACTTTGTGTGATTCACACGAACATAGGGCTTGACACGTTTATGCGTATGTGCTAGGATATTCTTTGGTGGGTCATGCGTTTTCTTCGCTTTTCGTGTGATTCACACGTAGAATGTGGCGTTCAGGGTCACATTTTGGCGGACCCCGGTGTCTGTTTTCCTGTCAGGCACCGGGGTCTTTTCGCATCCAAAATACTATGTACGGTAGCCGACATAGGAGAAATCATCAATGAGATTCCTAGCAGAAGTAAAAGGCGGACTGCATGCCAATTATTCAGGCACAATTGGCAGCATTGGGCCTCTAATCACTGACCATTTTACCCGTCGAATCGCTCAAGAGCTTAGTAATAAGGGTGAATTTGCACTCAGATCGGTGCTTGATTCACTCTTAGGCGCGGCTCCGGGTGTGTTGGCGTCATATTGGACTGCTGAAATCGCAGCAAGTCCTGAACTCGGTGGGGTACGCCCCGTCGTGCAGACGTATGTGGTGAACCGTAACACGACAGCCGCAGACGTGCAGGATATCCGTAATGCGTTCACGATGTCGAAGAACTCGACACCGGCACAGGCACAAAACCTTGACATGAACCCGTTGGGAACCCGGTAAAATAGGTTTCTATTCCTATGTGTGACTCACACGGAGGCTAAAATGAAGGGTACAGCGGCCAAACAATCGGATCAGGGCGACTATCAGTTCGACGCAGAAGGCAATTTAGTGGCTTTGCCCGACGAAACGGAAGAGGCACGCGTGTTGCGTGAGGCACAGGTGTTGTATCAAGAAGGACACTCAGTCAACCATCCTGATGTCGTTGAGGCACAGTATGTTGAGCCGGAGCCGCCGGACCCGGAGGTAATGGAAGGCGAGAGTCAAGAAGACTACGATAATCGCGTGGAACAGCAGCGGGCAGAGCATAACGAGAAGCAGGAACAGCGGCGGAACGAGCGTAACGAGCAGCTTGAGAAAGAGAAATCAGAACGTGAGGAACGACTTGCTGCGCGGCGTGGGGACAACGAGGAAGCCGATCAGCAGGAAGAAGTGAGCGAAGACGATCAACCGAGTGACGAAAACGATAGTAGAAAGCAGCAGAGAACGCCGAGGCGCACCCCTCGACGTTAATTTTTTTGTCTGTGTGAGTCACACGAAACAGAACTCAAACCCTTATGGGAGAAGATAATGCAAGGTGGATTTTGGGCGTACATTACTGTTGTCGATCCTAGCCAGATCGGCGGAATAGGCGGACCGAGGCCAGATCAAGGGCTTCCGGGAAGACCTCCGGGGCGACCGGATCAGGGTTTGCCGGGGCACCAACCGGGGATTGACAATACACTTCCGGGGCAGCAGCCGCATCCGGATCATGGTCTCCCACCGTTCCCCGGTCAGGGTCTTCCGGGTCAGCCGGTTTATCCGGATCAAGGACTTCCCGGACAGCAGCCCCGTCCGGGGCAGGGATTGCCTCCGTTCCCGAGTCATCCGATCGCTCCGGGTGGTGGACAGCTACCGACTATTCCGGGCGGACCAGCGAACCAGCCGAGTCATGGTCGTTGGGAGTGGCATCCGATTTATGGTTGGATTTGGGTGCCGGGTAATCCGTCGGAAGGTGGACCACGCCCGGATCAAGGACTTCCGGGTAATCAACCGCATCCCGATCAAGGATTGCCTGACCACCAGCCGCATCCCGATCAGGGCTTGCCTCCGTCACAGGCACGACCTGACAATACACTTCCGCAGACTCCGCAGCCGAAGCCTGCACAAGCACGCCATCCGCAGACAACCGGACCGAGGCCGGGAGTTCGCAAGTAAGGTTGTGTGATTCACACACGGGGATGTGAATGGCTAAAGTCTACAAACCAAGAGTTAAGCGAGCACGGGCAGTTCCCACACCTCCCCCGGTCCCGGTGCTCGCTCGCGTGGGAGACCCATTCATCGCCCCGGATGGGTCTCTCATTGCTCCCGAGTATCCTGAAGATTACTTCCCGAGAGTTAAGGAAGAGACAAAGCTTCAGGCGAAAGACTTCCGAGCGAAACGTCGTCGGAATATGAATGAATTACCAGCACAGACAAATATGCTGAATGCGTGTGGAGCAGTTATGCTTTACACGTTCTTTGGCGTGGGTGATCGTGAGATAGCGCAAGCGTTGAAATGCACGACCACAGAGTTGGATGAAATTCGTGGCCACGCTGCATATGCCGAATGCCTCGATCTTATCGGTCAAGAAATCATAAGTGCAGAGAGTGAAAACGTCACGCATCGCATTGCTGCGTATGCTCATGGTGCCTTGGACACGATTGCACATGTATCCAGAAACGGTAAAGTGGAGAGTAATCGTCTTAGGGCTTCTATTGATCTTATGGATCGTGGTGGTTTCAATCCTAAAGCAGTAGCGGAAAAAGCGGTCAGTCTCAAGAATGTCTTGCGCATTCAGGTGTTAGATGAGTTCGGCGCGGGCAAATCGGTTAACATAGAACTCGATTCAACCATAGGAGGCGACAATGGCGATAGTTCCGAATTTAGGGAATCCGGGGCCAACGGACAAGCCCTTCTTGACCCCGAACCGTAAAGTGGCAGCATTACCTGTGCCATTATACGCAGGTGAGATTGTTTTGAATACGACAGACGGTAAGTCGTATGTTGCTGTGCCCATTACCCCGATTGGTACATGGACGGCAACTGACTGGACTGTCTACGCATATGGGCTCGGCCTCAACTAGTGTGAATCACACGAATGGCTCAGAATAACTACAAGCTTCGCAAGGGATCGCTGCACTGGGATTTTGACCAATCCCGGAACAAGATTCAATTCTTTGGTGGTGGCTTTGCCAATGGCAAGACCACTGCCTTAGTCATAAAGGCGTTGAAGCTATGCGTAGATTATCCCGGCAGCAACGGCCTCCTTGGCCGATCAACGTACCCGAAGTTGAACGACACTTTGCGCAGGGTCTTTTTTCAGTGGTGCCCGCCCGACTGGATCAAGAAGATGCCGACGCAGGACGACAATACGTGCTATTTGAAGAATGGAACGATCGTCAACTTCCGTTACATCTCACAGAGGGGGAAGCAGAATGTCGATGGGTCTACGACATCAAATCTCCTTTCCGCTACATACGACTGGATCGGGATCGACCAGATCGAAGACCCGGAGATAGTTCACAAAGACCTTCTGGATTTGATGGGTCGTTTGCGTGGACAGGCCCCGTATCGTCCTGATGCGGGTGAAGACGTATCGATGCCAGATTCGGGGCCGAGATGGCTAATGCTTACGAGCAATCCAACAAGCAATTGGGTTTACAGAGAGCTTATCAAGCCGTTGCAGATTTACAAACGGAGTGGTCGTATTATGGACCAACTCCTAGTCAATCCTGTAACCAAGGTGCCTATCATCGATCTGGTCGAGGGCTCGACTTACGAGAACAGAGAGAATCTGACGGAGGACTTTTTACGTGGTTTGGAGGCGTCGTATCGCGGACAGATGAGGGCGCGGTTCCTCGACGGCAAGTGGGCAGCTTACGAAGGTCTGGTATACCAAGAATATGAAGAGGAAAAGCATTTAATAACCCGCGAACAAGCGATGAACCATTTGTGGGCATTGCAGAGAAGGAATTATCGTGTCCAAGCAATCGAGAGCTACGACTTCGGAATTTCCTCTCCTTCATGTTATCTTTTTGGATTTGTGGATGACTGGGGCCGAGTTGTTGTATTGGATGGATTCTATACGCGGAATCTTCACTACACCAAACAACCAAGTCTCGTTCAATCGATTAGGGGAAAATACGCTCATCTTATCAACGTGGAAGAGTCGATCAGAGCCGATCCTTCAATCTTCAAACAGAAGGTTATTGAAAAGCACGTCGATACAGGTACACCAATTGCTCAATTACTTTCAGCTTCAGGAATGGAGTGTAGACCTGCTACGAATGACATTATTACGGGAGTCGCTAAGGTTGCGGCTTACCTCGCAGAACAGCCAACCCATGAGCACATCATCACTGGAAAGTCTCCGGGGCCGCTTCTGTATTTTGTCGATGATATGGACTTTATCACCGACGAGATTACTAACTATTATTGGGATCGTACTTCGACGGGCGAACACATCGATAGACCGATTGACCGAGATGACCATGCTATGGATGCACTCAAGTATATGCTCAGTCATCAGCCAGAGCCAGCCGAAATCCATGTTCCGAAGTCGAGCATAATCCCTCAGTATATGTTCTGGATGGAGCACGACGACGATGGAAAAACTCGAAGGGCACACTTTTAGTGTGAATCACACAGATGCACGAGACAGTCAACAAGATCGTAGGATCGATGAGCGGAGCGCCATTTGTCTTGGCCTTGCTGATTATCAATACGATTATGTTGGCCACGTTCGCGTATACTATGAAAGAGGTCTCAGCAGCGGCAATGCGCAGAGACTCAATCTTGGAGAAGTGCCTTAAGATGTAGGAGAGTGTCATGAGAGTATTCTTGTTGGGAATGACACTGGTACTCGGAGGTTGTTGGACAGTGCGGGAGCCCGTTCTGCCTACACAAGCTGAAATCGCTGCGGAGAATGCTCGGATTCAATGCAGGGCAATAGCAAGAACACTAGTGCAGATCGCACGGTGTAACGGGGGTTAAAATGACTATGGATGATATCGCTGCGTGCTTGAATGTAATCAAGTATTACAATCCAAGCATGACAGATTTGTACACAGCCTTCGTTGAAGAGGCTGGAGAGATCGAACTGAATAAGGATGTGGTGGACATCGCCGATGAAGGCGGGGCACCGATCTACGAGGTATTAGTCATACATTCAATTGGTCTTGCCAATTGCATACATGACTACACATACAACATTCTTCATCCATTCGATTCAGTCATGGTGAAGAATGCAATCCGTGAACAAGTCTGTCGCGACCTGTTCGGTCTGGAAGCCAACTTTTAACGTGTGATTCACACGAAGGGGATTATCATGGCCAGCGACGACTTTGAAATGGGCGACAGCGATGACCCCCAAGGTGATAACTTCGACATCAACAAAATCCTCGAAGGTAAAAAGCCAGAGGATAAGGTTGAGAAAAAAGCCCCACCACCTTATCAAATGTATGCCGATTCCAAAATACCTGTATCAAAGGCATATGGTGCGCTGTGCAGGACGATGATTGATAGTGCGCTGAAGGCAAATGAACTCATTCATGATGCGTGGGAACAATGCTTCGGGTACTATAACAATCATCAGGTGAAGACGGCAGAAAGTTCAAAGGGTATCTTCACTAGGGGCGACGTGACCGAGAATATTGTTTACTCAAACATCAATGTCATGCTACCTGCGGTTTATGGCCGTGACCCTGACATTGCGGTGAACACGACAGACAAACAAGACGAGAAATTCGGCCAGTGTGCCAAGTCATTGTTAGATCAATTGCTTAAAGGCAAGAACCTTCTCAACTGCAAACCCAAGGTCAAGAAGGCTGTCGGCGTTGCGTTGATGACGAATTTTGGCGTGCTGAAACTCGATTACATTCTCAAGGCTGACTCTCAGGAATCCGTAGTGGAAAGCCTGATGGAAGTTACCAGAGAGATCGAGAAGGCGAAGAATCAGCAAGCCCTTGAGAGTGCATACGGCAAACTCGCAGCCATTGAATCGATTGCGAGCGTCTTCGAGCCGGGCGGACCCAAGTTACGCAACGTCATGGCAAAGAACCTTGTCGTCGATCCTGTGGCAGAGATGCCTGACGGCACAGATGCGAATTGGATGGGTGAACGTTGTTACCTCCCCACAGCATTCCTGAAGCATAAATTCACACGTAAGGACGAAGAGGGTTGCTATTATTATATCTTCAAGCCCAGTCACAAAGCTGTATTTACTTCCGGTTCATCAGCAGGAACAAAGGATGATGCCTATGGCCTTGTCTTGGAATCTCTCAGCGGCGAGACAACTCTACAAGAGAACGAGGAAGTCGCTGGCTATCGTGAGTTGTATTATACTGAGTGTTGGCTATTTTGGGATAAAGCTACAAGACGAACCGCCTTGTTCGCGGCTGATGATTGGACATATCCGCTTTGGATATGGGATAACTATACTAAGACAACGCGATTTTTTCCTTACTTCATTATTGGATTCGGGTTGTCTACTGGACAAACTACAACCGTTGGCGAGGTCTCCTACTACTTAGACCAGCAGGATGAAATCAATCAGATCAATCGCCAGATCACTCGGATAAGAAATTCGATATTCAATTTCTTCTTCTATAATTCACATAAGATGTCACAGGCCGATGCTGAATTACTCATGCAGGCCATGAAGAGAGGATTCGTCGATGAACAAAGCGTCATCGGAGTTAAGGTGCCCGAAGGAACAAAAATTGGAGATGTCTTTGAAGCACTTGTACCCCCAAGTCTCAACTACGAAGCTCTCTTCAATAAAGAACCTACAATCAATTCTATCAACCGGATATCAAATACATCAGATGCAATTAGAGGTACTCAGTTTAAGACGAACACTAATGAAGCAGCAGTTCAAAGCTATCAGGACGCAGCACGCATGTCTGTTGGGGCTAAAATTGAAGTTGTTGAAGATGTCTTGGCCGACTTATGTAAAGCTTTGCTTGAACAATGCGTCCAGAACATGAGCAAGCTGGAAGTGGAGGCTCTGGTCGGTCAGGAGCTTGCCAAAGCTTGGGACAATATGGAGCTAGCAGAATTTACCAAACGATTCTCGTTTGATATCGTCCCCGGAACTAGCGAAAAGCCAAACTCTGTGTTCAAAAAGAAAGAGGCAATACAGGTCGCTCAAGCAATAGGACAGTTTGCCAGTGCCGCTCCAATGACGAGCATGAAAGTGGCTCTTCGCGTTCTTGAACAAGCATTCACCGAAGTCGTCATCAAGCCCGAGGATTGGGACTTGATGGAGAAGGAAATGGAAATGAACATGCAACGTGGCAATTCTACTGGTGCTGCTGCTCCCCCGCAGCCCGGTCAGAACGGACCTCCTCCCGGAGGGGGCGCACCCGGAGGTGACATTCCTCCCGAACTTGCCAACCTCCCCCCTGAGGTGAAGCAACAAGTCGAGCAAATGCATGCTAAAGGTGCGCCACCGGAAGAGATTGCACAGTTCTTGAAACAGGCACTCGCACAGGCGGGTGGAGGCGGAGGCGCACCACCACCCGGAGGCGCTCCCGCACCGACAGCACCACCACCGGCGGCAATGCAATAACAACCCGTGTGATTCACACAACAGGAGCCTAAGATGCCCGACTTTGACGAAAAAGCAGGAATGGACCTTATCAAGGACTCGATGGGATTAACCGATGCTGATCTTGCACCTGAAAGCGAGCAACTCGATTGGGGAGATAGCGGGCAAGACGACGGCGGCTCCGACGGCTCGGATGATTCTGAGAACCTTGGTGAGGGTTCGGATGAGCATTCGTTTGAGTCACACAACAGAGAGTTTGAACAGCAATCTAATCTGCAATCCGATCGCCAGCAGCCACAGCAACGACAACAGAGAGCCCCTGATCCTCTGCGGCAACAAAATACACTTAAGTTTGACCCGCGAGCCACTTTCCGTCAGGATAAGCAAGGTAATCTTGTCGATTCGAGGACTGGCGAGATTATTGCAAGGAAAGGTTCCGAGGCACGTATATATCAACGCATTCATAAAGAAGCGACAGACTACATTCGTGCCGCTTCCGGGAATATTAACAATACGATTAATGCGGAGCGTCAGAAAGTCGAACGCGCTGTGCAGATTGGTCTCGGTTTTGAGAAGCAACTCTCAGAACTGAAGGGTACAATGCAGCAATTGAATGCTTATCAGTTGCCAAAAGAGCAGCTTTTGGAGGCCGCAGGGCTGTTCAAGCAAGCACAAACCGATCCGGTCGGGGTTTTGAAAAACCTCTTGACACGGGCGGCATTATCTGGTATAGATATAACACAGTTAGGTATGGATAACAAGGCTTTCGATCCGAAAACATTCGTGGAGATGATGCGGAAAGAAATCCAACAGGGAATTGAACCTGTTAAGCAATATACTACAGAACGCCAGAAAGAGCGTGAGTCACAACAAGTCGAGTCCCAATACCTCCAGCAAGCGGAGAGACAGGTTTCACAGTTCTTTGGTAATGTGAAAGAGGCAGTTCCATATACTCACATTTTCCATGCTGTGCTATCACAACCCCGGTTTCAGAATATGTCACTGGGAGAAATATGGGATAAGATTCAACTTCACCTGATGCGTAACGGAATTGATCCACGTCAAGCTCCGTCGCGCGCTCAGAGACAGCGATTGAATGGCACCCAAGACGGGCAACGCGCCCCGTCGCGGAGGATGCCGAATGGGCAGGGTATGGCCCCATCCGGCGGCAATGGTGGTAGGCAGTCTAACGCTGGACCGGCTCACCCCAGTATGTCATACGACGCAATCATTCGAGAAGTGTTAGGCGCTTCAGCCCGATAACCTTCTCGTGTGAGTCACACAGATAGGTGAAGTTATGGTCCTTGACACAATCATCCACTCGATGCTCGATCGATCCCGTGCCAAACTGATTATGGCTTCCGCCATCAGTGGCACGGTATCGACATATCTCCACGCGAAGAAGCGGATCGTCACAGAAGACGGCGGACCGCAAATTACTAACCCACTCATCACCGGCCTGAATCCCAACGTCCAGTCGATGCAATACTACGACACTGTATCCATCGACCAGACAAACGAGTTCTCAACGGTCGAATATTATATGTCGCGCGTTGTGGGCTCCCTTATCATTTCCGATCAGGAAGAGGATGAGAATCAGGGCCGTGCAGCTATTTTCAAGATACTCAAGGGAAAGATTCAGGCGCTGGATGAGTCGATCAAACGAAAGTTTGCGACATATCACACCAGCGTTGGGACCGGCTCCGATCCCAACGGTCTTGGTAATCTTATTCCTGCTGATCCTACTGTTGGTGTGGTTGGCGGCATCAATCTAGCCAGCGAATCGCAATGGCGGAGTTCTTCCTATGATTTCAACGGTACACTTTCCCCGGAGAACATCGAAGAAGCCTTCGACGATATCCTCGAACTCGATCTCAATCGCGCCACGGACGGTCAATCTTCCCCTCGGCCTACCGTCATTTTCGCAGGCCGAAACATCTATCGAATGCACAAAGCTGCGGCGCGAGACAAGCAGCAGATTCAACTCAAGGATTCCGGCACAGGTCGTAAGCTCGTCAACCTCGGAATCTCCGGCACTACCCATAACGGCGTTCCGTTGCTGTTTGACGAGAAACTTGCTTCGAACGACGCCTATTTCGTGAACGAAGAGTACCTCACGCTCCACATTCTTAGGGGCGCGAACATGCGTATCAAGAAGCTGTCGTCACCGTGGAACATGGATGCCACCGGCCGCCGTGTTGTTTGGGAAGGTCAGCTTTGTTCGTGGAGGCAATACCGCACCCACGCGTATCTGACTAACTCATAGGCGTGTGATTCACACGTCTTAATGGAGGTTTGAATGGCTGTCTCAGGAATCCTCAACGGCTCAAGGCTCGCTTACGTAGTGGTCAAGCAAGAAGGCTCGGTCAAACGTGAGAAGCATTATTGGTCCAAGGATGGGATCAAGAAAAAGTTAGTCGATGAGGACGCGGGCTTTCTGGTTTACTTCCCGCGTGGTCACGCAATCAGGGTGAAGTCGTTGGCGATGCTTCGGCATTACCAATTACATAAGGAACCGAAGATCATTCAACTCGAAGGTCTGAACGATCCGAACTCACCCCTTGGCAAGATGTTCCTGAGCCAAGACCCTCACCTTCGCATGGCAAGCTATCGCGAGCTTGAACAGATGGTTATCAATCTGGCCGAGTCTCGCGGGAAGATCGAAGTCGGAGATTTTGTCCCACGCGATGAGGCCGACGAAGAGGCCGCATAACAATAGGAGCTAACGCATGTTTAAGGATCGACAAGGTTTCATGCAGGGGGTCAATATGTATGTCCCCGGCATGCAGTATGCCAGTTCACTTAACGCGAACGAAGGCAATATCGTCTCTCTCGGGCGTCCTCTCGCTGCGGGTACGCCTCAAGCTATTGATATCCCTGCCAATGCACAGGGGTATCTCGCAACTCCACTGGTACTCACCGATACGCCGTATGGACGGAATCTCGTTCTGGCCGTAACCGTGGCCCTAACAGGTTCAACCAGTGTGCGTATCTTCGGCGAAGATTACCTCGGGCAGCCAATGGTTGAGGATATTGTCGTCGCGGGTGGTGCGATGAAGAAGCCGTTCTATCGAATCCTCGGTGCCAGAGGCATGCCCGGACATACAACCGCAGTGGCTCAGGTCACTGTGGCCCGTGGCGCAAATCTGTCGCTCCCGTGGAAGGGTTCGATTGAGTGGGCGAAGGAAGCAAACGTCTTCATCGACTTGGCGTTCGCCAAGATTGTACCAGCGGACCTGACGGACCCGGCGACTGCTACGACGGGTGATCCTCGTGGGCAATACATCCCGACCGCTGCCCCCGACGGCATTAAGGAGTATGTGATCTGTCTTCGGCCGGACACTGCTGTTAATGCCAATAATAACGGTGGCTTACACGGCATTCGGATGTTTAACGCTTAGTGTGAGTCACACGTAGGGGTTTCCTATGGCGAAGACAATACGAGAAATCGTTACCGACGCTCAGGAAACCCTTGGGGATGTTCCGGGTGCAGGCGTGCAGACATACGCTGACGACCGTATGTTTCGCGACTGCATCCGGGCGTTCAATATGTTCCACAAGAAATATCCATGGGACCAATTCACTTCATGGTCCATGGTCGATCTGGACGGCATCACCGGGAAGATCATCGACGACACCTTTCAGCATCTGAAAGACTTTGAAGATATCTTCTCTGTGTTTCCTGAGAACTCTAACTACGAGATTCCGGTTCTAGACCGACGACGCAATCCTAACGTGCTCAAAGGTACACGAGGTTTATTCTGGACGGCGCTTCCGACGATTGATCCTGATTATCAATTCAAGCGCATTCAGCTTGTTCCTCCGACCACCACTGGCAAGGTTGTTATTTGCTGGCGTCATTATCCCCGAAGCTTCTCTGCCGATGGAAAGCAGCAAGAGTGGGCATGGGATGATGTTATGGACCTTGACGACGATATGCTTGTGCATGCCGTCGCTTGGATGACGCTCTCGAATGACGATATCAATGCCGGAGCCGCACAGGATCAGCAAAATCTTGCAGATGACAGGTTTAGTGAAATCACTATGGCCTTGTCACGCAGGAAGATTACCCCGAGCAGTTCGGGTGGCGGTGTACCTCATTACTGGTACCCCACGAGCCCCAATCCGTAGTCTGTGTGACTCACACGACGGAGACTGCCTGTGGTACAAGCGTTTGCAAAACGCAAGCAAAAGCGTCCTGCCAGTAAGCTGGATTCATCCACGCTACACGGCTTTGGAGGCGGTTGGAATACCATCGACGAAGACCTGTCGATGAAGCCGAACTTCCAAGTGAGTTTGGTCAACTTTCACAGAACAACGAGCGGTGCGCAAGCGGTGCGCTTTGGTTCACATTTCAATGTGGACATTAAGTACGTTCGTAATTCCCCAATCGTAGACGGATACTATTTCAACGCTCGCAACGTGGTTGTCACGGCGAGCGGGAACATTCTCACAATCACTGTTGACGGTATCGTTACAGAGATTTGGAACACTGCAATTGCCGCTGCACTGCCCGGTGCGCCTGCGGCATGGGGACCGACGGTCAAACACGTTAGCTTCGTTCCGTTTAAAGATACTTTAATCATTCATAATGGCAAAGATAAACCCGTTACGATTAGCTCTGCCTTCGCGGTTACGTATCTGCAAGACCTTGCGAGCGGATCGAACGCGAACGTTCCTATTGGTCAATTTGGCTGCGTGGCAGCAAACTATCATTGCGTTGCCAGCACTGTGACAACTGCTGGTGGCGGCGTTATCACTGGCTACAACAAGACCGAAATTGTTATCAGTTCCAAGGGTTCGTCTGGTGTGTTTCCACTCGACCCTGCTCCGAACGATGCGATCTCAATCGACGTAGGTGCATATGCTCCCGAAGGTGCGGCTGCGATCAGAGGCATCGCAGGCTTTAGAACCTACCTGCTCGTCTTCCTTCAGAACATCACACTGCAAATCAAGTTAGGTGTGTATGATGACAATGGGGCACATACGCCACAGTTTCCTGATACGTTGCCTCAATTTGGTGTGTTGGGTAATCGTTCTATCGTTACTGTTGAAAATGATATCATGTTCTGCGGGCTCAACGGATTGGCCTCGGCGAAGCGGAATTTATATGCGCCTGATTCGATCACTTCGGATTACCTTTCCACAAACGTTGCGACAGGTTATCGACGGATTGTTGGTGCGCTTACTGACGATCAGCAATTAAACGGTGCCTTCGCGGCATATGATCGATTGAACAATGACTTCCTGTTGTTCATGCCTAATGGAAAGGTCTTGTGTTACACGTTCAATCCACGATTGAAGATGCATGCTTGGTCAGAATACGAAAACATGGACTGGGATGCAGCTTGGACGAGCGTACTTGGTCGTCTTTATATGACCAAGGGAACAAAGATTTTCCTTAGTGGTAATGGCACGTTTGATGGTGAGACCTATTACGCCGACAAACTAATGGATCGTGACGTTATATTTTCCTCGGCATCCACCGTGGCATTTGTCGAGGATGAACTACACTACGACACTTTAACAGATGAGGTATGGAAATGCCTGACAGGTCACGCGAAGGTGGCTGGACTCACGTTCGAACAGGAACGAACCAACAACCCGTCACTATGGGAGCAGTACCTCGGAAAGCCGATCCCAATAGAGTTCGAGTTACCGTGGATCGATGGCAAAGATCCTATGAAATTAAAACAACTCCGGTACGTGAGCATAGCCACAAAAGGCGACGCTGAATTTACGTTCGATGCCTATGTGGACAACCTGTACAAAGACGTTGAAGGCAATGTCGTTTACGGTCCAGCGATAACAATGACGTTCATTGGCAACGATGCTTATGGATATGGCTTTGACGACGGCCCCTATGGCATGGGCCGAAAGAGTCGTGATCCTCGGCTATACGGCCTGCCGCTTAAATTCAAGAATATTAAGTTCCGTATGTGGGGTAGCGTGGATAAGAAACTTGAGATTGTCAATCTGTCGTTCCTGTACGCTCGCAACAGAGTTTCCGGCTTCTTCAGATAACGTGTGAGTCACACAGATGACAACAGAATACACTCAGAACTTTGGATTGGCCTTACCCGACTTCCGGATGGGGCCTTGGCATGACTTGGTGAACCAAGACTTGACCAAGATTGATGCGCTCTTGTTTAGTGCGCTCTCAGGTCAGGACGTTGCTGTGTGGCAACATAACACGATTTATACTCAAGGCTTAACCGTTCTCGACGACACAGATGCATCCATTTGGATGTGCAGTGTGAATCACACAAGCGCACTTACAGGTACATTCCTTGAAGATCGAACGGCTCACCCCACGTATTGGGTAAGACTGCTCACTGGATTTGCCCCGAGAGGCGAATGGACGAATGATACAAACTACTTCCC